GTTGCGTTTCTCGCTGCGTAACGCCATCGAGGAGGTCGGCCTTTCCTGGCTGACGGGTGCCCAGTTGAGCGGCCTGTACAAGGGTCGCAACGTTTCTCAGGTGCTCCGCCGTGCCCGCCCTCACTTCTACGTGAAGGAGGTGAAGGTCCCCGGCACGAGGGACACGGAGCTGCGCGTGGTGATGAAGTCGTCGCTGGGCATGTTCGCGAACAAGGCTGAGTGGGTGTCCCGCCAGTCGCAGGAGCGTGGCTTCCCTGAGTGGATCGCGCATCTGCTGCTGCCGGCGGTGGATCGGGATGCGGCGCTGCGCGCCGCCACCAACCTGGCTGACGGTGACCCGGAGGCTTTCAGCAATCTGGCTATCGCGGCTCTGGCCGCGCAGAAGCGCGGCGTCAACCTAGTCGGCTTGAGCGCCGACGAAGAGATGGCGTTCCGCTACCTGACCACGTCGTCGCACGGCATGCAACTGCTGGACGAGATCGCTGAGGCCGGCAAGTACCTGAACTCGGGCGGTATGCCCGCTTTCACGGAGGCCACTCGAGGCATCGATGAGGTGTCCGCGGGGGTCGGCTTCGGCAAGATCGATCCCGGCGTGTCCCCTGTCCGGTTCGGCGCATACGGCGACATCCCGGTGATCGAGAAGATGCCGAACGGTGCAGCCGTGTTCGGGTCGGCGTTCTGGTGGCGTGAACTGCAGCACACGATGATCGGTGACGGTCCCATCGGTGAGGCCGCGGTGCGCGGGCTGGTGGACCCGGTCGCGGCTAAGGCTGAGATCGCGAAGATCATCCGCGAGGACACAGACCGACGCTACAAGGACATCTTCTCGTCCATCACGGACGACGCCAGCATCGACCGTTTCGCGTCGATGTACTTCGAGAACGTGTTCCAGCACTTCACGAAGAAGAACGGCACCCTGAACATGGAGCTGCGTGACAGGTTCATGTCGGCTGACGGGAAGGCCCACTGGGCTGACCAGGACGCTGACGGCGACTGGATTCCGCGCGTGTCGATGGAGGACCTGAAGCAGCTCAAGGTGAATGAGCGCCCTGAGTTCGTGTTCGGGCGTGAGGTGATCAACGAGCCGTACGTGCCGGTCGCTGAGACCCTGCCGGCGTTCTTCTCGGTGGACAACGCGTTCGGGTGGATGGGCCGTCAGAATGCCCGCATCTCCCGTGAGCCGATCTTCCTGAACAACTACTTCGACCAGTTCAACAAGACTGCTGCGGCACGCCGGGACATGGCTGAGGCTCTCGCCCGTAACGCGGGACGTGAGGTCAACGATGTCGATCTGGAGATCGCGGCGAACGTGTACGCACGGCAGGCTCTGGACAACGCCTACAACTTGACACTGTCGTTCGTGGACAACCCGGCGAACCGCTCGAACCTGGCGTGGAAGGCACGTAACGTGTCGCGTTACTACCGCGCCACGGAGGATTTCTACCGCCGCTCGAAGCGGGTAGCCCAGGTGTCACCGGAGTCGTACTGGAAGGCTGCGCTGATCTACAGCCTGCTGGACGACACGGGTTTCGTGTATGACGACGACAACGGGGACCGCTACTTCGCGTATCCGGGCAACGAGCTAATGCAGGACGCCGTCGCGAATGTGGCGAACAAGATGTTCGGCATCGACTTCCAAGGCTTCCAAGACGTGGACCCGTTCTTCATGGGCGGGAAGGTTCTGTCGATGACACCGTCGTCGGACCCGAACCAGATGTTCGCGTCGTTCGCCGGCCCGATGTCCGCCGCCCCGCTGGCTGCGGTGTTCCATGCGTTCCCCGCCCTCGGCGGGCTGCGCTCGGCGCTGATGGGTCAGTACTTCTCCCCCAGCGGCAACGTCTGGTCCGACATTGTCTCCACGATCCTGCCGGCCGGGGTGACGAAGGCGCTGCGCCTGACTGACCCGGACCAGCTCGAGTCGTCCATCACGCAGGCCGGGGTGGACACGATCGCTTTGATGACAGCGGAGGGTCTGCTGGACAAGGTGACGATCAACGGACGCGAGGTCGATGCGGCCACGTTGACGCCTGCTGAGTTCCGGCAGTCGGACCAGTACAAGATGTCGCAGTCGATCGCTGTCGGCTCGTTCGCGACGAAGACGATCCTGTCCTACTTTATGGCCGCTTCGCCGCAGTCGTACTCGAACACCGTGTCGGACACTGCCCGCGGTTGGGGCATCGACAGCATGGAGGACGGCTTCCGCGACATGATCGAGGCGAACAAGGACGAGGTGAACCCGTTCGCTTCCGCTGTCGCGGACTGGTACGCGATGAAGGCCCGCACGGTCACGGACGGCGAGTTCGCGACGTGGGACACGATGATGCCGTTCACGGTGTCGTCCACTAAGGCGAACCGGGAGGACGGCGGTCTGGTTTCGTCCCTCGCGAACGTGCAGATTTACGACACGCTGGTCGATTGGTATCGCGAGCCGGGGGTGCAGGACCTGGAGCGCAACGGGTTCGGTGCGGCCCGCTTCTTCCTAGCGCCGCGAAACGGCGAGTTCACCTGGGAGGCGTGGGGTATCGCGCAGAACGTGCTGAAACTGCGGGTGAAGAAAACTGAGGAAGAGTCCATCCAGGAGCTGTTCGCCCTGGAGGGGTCTCGGATGGATTCGGTTATCCGCGAGGACTACGCCGGTCTGATCGCTGCCGCTCGCACGGAGGAGGAGGCTGACGATCTCCGCAAGAAGGAGGAGTTGGACCTCCTGGAGAACCGGATGGCTAACCCGGCGTGGGACCGGATGCAGGGCAGCCCGAACGGGTCGTACACGCAGGCGAACCTGAGGGAGACCTACTCGCAGACGCGGGACATGCTTGCGTACCTGCGGGAGCGTTACGGCTGGTTGACGGGGCCGGCGCAGGAGATCGAGAACGGCATCAACATCTGGTCGTACTACAGCGGCAAGAAGGCCACCATCCAGGGCGTCGGTTCGGTTGCCGCTAAGGCGGCGGTTGAGGCGGAGATGGCTGCGGAACTTGAGGCTGTCACGTCGCTGAGCGAGAACGCGAGGGTGTTCAAGGAGTCCGTGCTGGACTCCCTGTCCTTCAACGAGAAGTACGCCAACGTCTTTGGGAGTAGCTGATGCCGTACTGCGGTGACACTTGGGTTTCTGCGAGTACCACGACGTGCCCGTCGGGGGGCAAGCCGACTGCTGCTCGGGGCGGTGCCGCCACCTCGTCGTCTAGCGGTTCGTCTTCCACTGTGACGGGTACGCCGGCTCAGACCACTCCCACCACGCCTGCTCGGGCTGAGGCGATGGCGTACTACGGACGCCCTTGGGAGGACGTGACGGTGGACACGTCCACCGCTCAGGGTGTCGCGAACGCCAGCGACTACGGTTCCCCCACTTGGAACCAGCCCACTGACGCTACGGATGTTGTCACGGACTGGGAACTTCTGACCAAAGAGCAGCGGGCGTCTGTGACTCAGGCGGCGCTGGCGATTGACTACCGCGGCACGGGCCGCGCGCTGTGGGAGCGGGCTGTCGCTGCTTCCGCGCGGACGGTGGCGCAGGGGGACAATTACCGGACGCCGTGGGACATCATCAACTCCCAAGCGCCTGGCTCCGACGGGGGTTCCAGTGGCTCGAGCAGTTCCGGTTCGTCGGGCAGCAGCGGTAGCCGCTCGTCCGGCGGCTCCAGCAGCGGCGGCGGATACGCAGGCCCGCAGACCAGCACCAGCCGGCAGTTCGCTGACCGTGCGTCCCTGACCGACCTCGCTGACCAGGTGGCTATGGAGTTCCTCGGTCGCGGTGTCACGAAGGCGGAGATGGACCGCATTGAGAAGCGGGTCAAGATATACGAGCAGAACCATCCCGATGTGACGGTGTCGCAGGGCGGTGTGGGGGTGTCCAATTCGGCCAGCACGCAGGGTGCGTCGGCTGCCGGAAGGCAGGACGTGATCGAGCGGATTATCGCGAAGAACCCTGAGTACGGCGACTACCAGAAGGCGACGACGCTGATGGGCATGTTCAACAACGCGCTCGAGGAGAGGCTGCAGCGTGGCTAACAACCCGAACCGCCCTAGCCGCGCGGAGCGGGCCGCTGACGGCCTCGCAGCGGACGTGTCAGCCGCTGTGGCAGCGCCCGCGGCTACCCCTGCGGTGGAGAGCGACCCTGCGGCTATCGCCCGGAAGTACGCCCTCTCATGGGCCATCATCAACTCCGACCCCGGTCTGCGTAAGTGGTTCAACAACTTCGCGAAGCGTTACGTCGCAGCGAACGGCCAAATCTCGCCTGAGACTTTCCAACTGGAGTTGGAGGCGACACCTTTCTGGCGTCAGCATTCGGCTACGTGGATCGCGGACGCGCAGCAGGAGCTGGAGAACCCCGCTGACTACGCGCAGTCGCTGACCGCTGAGGTTGCCACGCTGCGCGCCGCCGCGAACCAGTTGGGTGCCCGTGTCGATGATGCCGCGCTCGAGGAGATCGCGAAGAGCACCCGCCGTTTCGGGTGGAGTCAGGATCAGCAGCGCCGCGCTCTCGCGGAGTTCGTGTCCGCTGTCCCCACGGAGCAGGGCGGCATCGACTTCGAGGGTCTGGCTGGTCAGACGCAGGACGAGTTGACGCAGTGGGCCGCGAGGAACGGGGTCGCGTTGACGAACGAACTGGTGCAGTCGTACACGCGTGGCGTGGTGTTCGGGGACACGGACCTGGAGGAGATCAAGTCGGATATCCGGCGCACGTACATGGCGGGTGCGTACCCGGCGTGGGCGGAGAAGATCAACGCGGGGTTCGACGTGGCTGAGTTGGCTGCCCCGTACCAGCAGCAGATCGGTTCGCTGCTGGAGAACCCGTCGATCGGTTTGGATGACCCGTTGATGAAGCAGATCATGCAGGGCGTGGACGCGCAGGGTAAACCGCGGGTGGTGCCGATGTATGAGGCGGAGAAGATGGTGAGGGCTGATTCGCGGTGGCAGACGACGGATAACGCGTACCAGACGTATGCGGGTGTGGCGCAGAATCTCCTTCGGACGTTTGGATTCGGCTGATGGCTAGGACTGGTGGCACTGCGGACCAGAACTTCAGTGTGGGGAATCTGGCTAACTACGATCCCGGCATGACATCGGTGGGGATACCGACTGCGACTCTGCTCGCTACTCCCCCACCGGCTGCGGCCCCCGCTGCTGCCCCTTCCGGGGGTGGTGGGGGCGGCGGTGGCGTTGACCCGAACCAGGGCATCATCGATGCGTTGAACGCGCAGGCTGCCGCTTCTAGGGCCAGTGAGGCTGCTGCTCTCGCCCGCGCTCAGGCTGCGGAGCAGCAGGCCCGTGAGGCGGCGTCAGCGTTCCTCACCAACGTGCTGAAGACGTACGGGCTGGACGGTTTGGCCGGCAGTGTCAGTGACCTCATCCGCGAGTGGGGGTCGAACACTGACGTGATCTCGTTGAAGATCAAGGACACCACCCAGTACAAGGAACGCTTCGCCGGTTTGCTGAATCTGCAGCAGCGCGGCATCACGGACGTGCAGAACGAGTCGCAGTACATCCAGTTGGAGTCGGAGTACCGGAAGGCGTTCCGCGAGACCGGGCTGGCTGACTTCCTCGGCGCTTCCGGCTCGAGCGGGGAGCAGGCGAAGATCGCTGACATCGTGTCGAAGTACTCCCTGTCGGTGAATGAGGTTCGGGACCGGATCGCGGATTCGCAGCGTGTCGCAGCGAACACCCCGCAGGAGGTCAAGGACGCGTTCAAGAACTACTACAACGTGGACGCGAACCAACTGGTGACGTACTCGCTGGACCCGTCACGTACCGCTGACCTGGTGAACCGTCAGGCGAATGCGGCTATCGCCGGCGGGTTGGCGCAGCAGCGCGGCCTGTCTGTGGGTGGCGGTGTCGCGGAGCAGATCGCCGGTATCGCCGGTCCGGGCGACATCAACCAAGGCCAGTTGGCTTCGGACCTGGTGTCGGCGCAGTCGATGCGTGACGCCACGGCACGCCTCGCGGCGATTGAGAACACTGACCTTTCGGATGATGTGGCGGTGCAGGCCAGCATGGGTCTGGATGCTGACGCGCAGAAACGCGTGGGCACTTTGCAGTCACGGGAGCGGGCACGCTTCTCGGGCACGTCCGCAACAACGAAGGGGACGCTAGGCCGCAACATCGGGGCGTAAGCCCCACCCGGCAGGTAATGGTTTGGCGTGGGCCTCATAAGCCCACTTGCCCGTGGTTCGACTCCACGCCCTGCTACTCCGCACGGACCGACCGGCCCCGCGCGTGTAACCAGTTGCCGGTAGTCACAGCCGCACCGATTCCCCAATCGGATCGCGTGGGTGGCGTCATCTATCACCGAATAGTGAGGGAGTTCAACCATGTCCGACTACGACGATTACGAGGATGACGACAACAGCCAGGACGCTGGCAACGCCGTCAAGCAGCTCCGCAACGCCAACAAGGCGAAGGACAAGCAGATCAAGGAACTCCTTGAGAAGGTGAGTCTGTTGCAGAGCGGTGTTCGTGACCGTTCGGTGAAGGACACCATCAAGGCTAAGGGTCTACCGGAGAAGGTCGCTTCTCTGATCCCTGAGTCCTTGACCACCTCTGAGGAGGTGGAGGCGTGGGTCAATGACTACGCCGACGTGTTCGGCGTGACCACGCCACAAGATGCACCGCCGGCTGATGCAGGCAACGAGGCCAACCCGCAGTTCGACGCTCTTCAGCGTATCGCGAACACTCAGGCGGGCGGCCAGCCTTTCAGCGGTGATGAGGCGCAGATGCTTGCCCTCATCAAGTCCGCGACCGACCCGGAGGCTCTGAACCAGCTCCTGTTCGGTTCGCAGTCTGGACCGCCAGTCATCTAGGCCGGCACAAACCCAACCCTTTCTATTCACCTGAGGAGGTGAACGCTAAATGGCTAACGCATACACTGATACCACCGCCCTAGCGGGCCTGGTAAAGGCCGCATACGACCGGTATGTGGAGTTCCAGCTCCGCTCTCAGCCGCTGTTCCGCACTCTCGCGGATAAGCGTCCCGTGCAGCAGGCGATGCCCGGTTCGTCCGTGGTGTTCTCCCTGTACAACGATCTGACCGCTGCTACGTCGGCTCTCACGGAGACCACGGACCCGGATTCGGTTGCCCTGAGCAACGTTTCCACCGTGACCGTGACGCTGACTGAGTACGGCAACGTCGTGCTGAACACCCGCAAGCTGGGTGAGTTCGCGTTCAGCGATGTGGACCCGGCAGTGGCTAACATTGTCGCGTTCAACATGGCTGACAGCATCGACCGGATCGTGGTCGCTGAGCTGATCGGTGGCACGAACGTGATCTACAGCGGCACCGGCAACGCTGCCACTGCTGATGTCACGGCGACCGATATCCTGGCCGGCGCGAACATCCGCAAGGCTGTCGCGAAGATGCGGGCCGCTAACGCGGTTCCGAAGTCCGACATGCTGTACGCCTGCTACACCCACCCGGAGACCGCTCACGACCTTCGGTCGGAGACTGGCGCACTGTCCTTCGAGGACTCGCGCAAGTACACCGACCCGAACGTGGGCAACATCCTGAACGCTGTTGCTGGCGTCGTGGGTGGCGCTTACGTCGTGGAGACCCCGCGCGCGTACAACGCCACTGACGGCACCTCGTCGGCTCGGGTGTACCGCACGCTGATCGCTGGTCAGCAGGCGCTCGCTGAGGCTACCGCTGTGGAGCCTGGCATCGTCATCGGCCCGGTCGTTGACAAGCTGATGCGCTACCGCCCGGTGGGCTGGTACGCGCTGGCAGGCTGGAAGCGTTACCGCGAGGCGGCGCTTTACCGGATCGAGTCCGGTTCGTCTATCGCTGCATAGCGACACGGCTGGGGGCAGTCACTTTGGTGGCTGCCCTCAGCCATGCTAGGAAGGCTGTCGATGGCTTACACGTTCACCCCGCCGACGTACATGTTGAAGAACGTGAACGCTGGCCCTCTCCTGTCCCGCTTCAAGACGGTCTACGCGTACAGCGTGGTGAAGCGGGGTGCCGCCTACGAGTCTGTGACTTCTCCCGCACTGGACGTGTGGGATGAGGCCGATGTCGTGTACCAGGGCGGTCACAACTACTCGATCACTGATGGCGAGGCAGCTCTTCTGATTGCTGCCGGTTACGCCGTCACGGTCCACGGTTACACAGACATTTACACCGACTTGATGGAGGGTTGAGATGACGGCGATTCCGCCTGATAGGACTGAGGGCGAGGCCGGTCATATCGATGACCATCATGCGGTTAACGTGGTCTTGACTGAGCATGCTGCGGATATTGCTACACGGGCGCTTGACGCCGATCTGGTCAGCGGTCTTGCGGCGAAGTTGGATACTCCGGGCGCGTGGACGGCGTGGACGCCGGGTGCCTCGGCGGGGGCGGGCGCGATCACGTCATACACGTCCAGCGGTCGCTACTGCGTGGCTGGGAAACTGGTCTTCGTCGCCGGGAAAGTCACGATCACCAACAACGGCACCGGATCGAGCCACGTCATCATCAGCAACCTTCCGTACACGATCGCCAATCAGGCGACCAACTACCTGGGCGGTGGCCGTGAAGGCGGCGTGACAGGCAAGACGTTCACGGTCGAAGCACAAGTCAACACGACGACACTGTTCGCGTTCTTCTACGACAACTCCTACCCCGGAGGCACGAACCACGCCCTGAAGTTCTCCATCGTCTACGAAATGGTCTGAGCATGAGCTCATGGGAAGCACCCGGCCTCTATCCGTCAAATGACGACGCATCCGACGATCTAGTTTGGGACCGCCTTCACTACCGCCGTGACACCCTCCTAAGCGAGTCCGACTACCGCGTCGTCGCGGACGCCCCCGGCGACGTGGACGCCTGGCGCACCTACCGTCAGGCGCTCCGTGACCTTCCCGCGAACACGACCGACCCCCGTCAGGCCGTGTGGCCCGTCGCGCCGACCTCGACCACCGTCGGGGCGAACCGCTCGGCGCTGTACGAGCATGCACTCGCCGCGTTCAACACCAACCGGCGGGCCATCGCCGCCACCAACCCGACGAACGCTCAAGTCGTGACTCAGGTGAAGAACCTCTCCGCGCAGAACAACGCCATCATGCGCCTCCTCTTGGGGCTTCTGGATGGCACGGGCTAGACGATGCAGCGCCAAATGAGCAAGCGAGACAGGCACGTAGCAATCATCCTCACCACCTTGGAGTCCTAGCATGGCTGCGATTACGTCCGGCGAAATCCTGTTCAAGTACAGCGTCAGCGCTGCTGCCGGCAACACCACGGCCAGCGCTGCTTCCACTTCCCTCGGTGACCAGATCAGTACCACGGCGTGGGCTGGCTCGGTCGCGAACGACCTGTTCGATGACATTAGCGGCGCGGAGAACGCAGCCAGCACCGTCGATTACAGGTGCATCTTCGTCCACAACTCCAACGCCTCCAACACTCTTGAGAATGCGGTGGTTTACATCTCCGCTGAGACTGCTGGTGGCGCGTCCATCGCTATCGCCGTGGATGGTACGGCTGCCAGTGCGATCGGCTCCGGTTCCACGCAGGCTGCCACTGTCGCCAGCGAGACCACAGCTCCGACGGGCACGGGCGGCTTCTCGTCCCCGACCACGCTCGGCACTGGTCTCGCCCTCGGCAACATTCCTGCTGGTCAGTGCAAGGCTTTCTGGATTCGCCGCACTGCCGCAAACACGGCAGCCCTGTCCAGTGATGGCGTCACCATCGCGGTCGGTGGAGATACGGGCAGCCTGTAATGGCGATCACTACCGCGAACGGCTACATTGCCGCACCGAAGCAGATCATCCCGTTCACTAAGACGGCTTCGATCACCACGGTTGCAGCGCAGCGCTCCTGCCAGTTCCCCACTGCCGGTAACCCCGGTGCGGGCACGGCAGCGTTCACCACTGCCCTAACGGGCGTGGTGCCCACGGATGCAACGGGTGGCTACCCTGCCATTAATGCGTTCGGTGGTGGCGCTACGGGCTACCTGACCCGAGTGCAGTACGCCCTGTCGGTCGCTGGTCGCATGGAGTTGTGGGACTGCCTGTGGGGAATCAACGTCCCCACGACCCCCGCAGCGCCTACCACGTACACGATTGCCGGTGCGTCCTCGTTCCTCGGTAGGTGCCCGTCGGGGCACGGCGACGGCAACAGGATCTTCCTGTGGGTCACGACAGCGGTCGCCGCAAACGCGGTAACGATTACCGTCAACTACACGAACAGCGCTGGCACGGCTGGTCGCACCACGGGCGCATCAGGCTCCCTCGCGTCACTGATCGTGGGCCGCTGGATCGAACTCCCGTTGCAGGCTGGCGACTCTGGCGTCGACTCGGTGCAGTCGGTTGTCGTGGGCGGCACTGCCGCTGCTACGGGTGCGATCAACGTGACCATCGTCCGACCGCTGTGGTCTAGCCGTGTCCCTATCGCCAACTTCGGTGACATCCACGCACTGGACAAGACGGGTATGCCCATCGTGTACGCCGACTCTGCACTCATGCTCACCACTATCCCTGACTCCACCGCCGCTGGCATCCCTGACCTGAACATCGAAATCGCTAACGGCTAGGAGTCGGCATGGCTGCTGACCCCAAGGGCTACCTATCCACCAGATGGGGTATCTCTGGTGCGCTGGTCCCCTCCGGTGGGGCAACGACCGCTCAGGGCGTCAACGCTGAACTGGTCATCACTGACGTACTGTTCCCGCTTGTCGAGCGTGGCGTCCCCCCGTATGACATTACGGGCGGCATCACCAACGTCAACATGCCGCTCGGCCCTCAGATCGCTGGCACTGTGCCAGTGTCTGCAAGCCGGGGCACAACGTGGGATGTACTGGCCCCGGTAAGTAGCACACGCGCTACAACGTGGGATGTGTTGGCGCAACGCTCTAACACGAGGCCCACAACGTGGGATGTTCTCACTCCCGTCGCCTCTACCAGACCCACAACGTGGGACGCTCTCGCCCGTGTAACCGCAGGCACGCGAGCAACCACATGGGACGTGCTAGTCGGTGTCTCGTCCGCTCGTCCCACTACATGGGACGTGCTTTCCGCCGTCACGGTCGCAACCCGCGCCACGACGTGGAACGTCGCCAGCGCACTCACCCCGGTGTCTGCCACTCGAGCTACGACGTGGAACGTCATCGGTCGGATAGCAGCGACGCGAGCAACGACGTGGGATGTTCTGTCCGCTATCTCGGGCACGCGCTCCACCTCGTGGGACGTTCTCTCCACGGTCGCCCCGCAAACCAGACCGACAACCTGGGACGTTCTCACCTCCCTGTCGGCGTCACGATCCACGACGTGGGATGTCCTCGCGCAGAGGAGCGCCACTCGCGCCACAACTTGGGGTGTGGGCGGCAGTGTCTCAGCCTCCCGCGGGACCACTTGGGATGTCCTGTCTTCGGTTGTGCCGGCGGAACGGCCCACCCGCTGGAACGTCTGCATCAAGAAACGGGCCAGTGTCGCTGCCGAACCGGCAGGGTTCTGGTTCGAGGCGTAATCCGCTTCCGCACTCAAACCCGTCATGTGTGTTGCATCCAGCAGCGGCAC